GGAACCCGGGCTGCCGGGCGGCCTCACGGGTCGCGGCGCGGCGGATCAGGTGGTCGGCGTCAACGGCGCGCAGAAGGATACGGAGGGCCTCGGCGAGGGCGCCGTGCGCCTCGGCGTAGGCGTAGATGTCGTTGCCGCTGCTGTCGCCGTAGGTGTCCAGCATGCGCTGCGCGACGCGGACGGCGGTCAGGATCTCGCTGTCGCGGTCGGACGCCAACGGCTGGGGCGCGCGGCGGACGTAGCCGGCCGCGACAAGGCGACGGGACGGGGAACTTGCGGGCGCACCGGGGTGCGCGGAAAGATCGGTCATGCCGACTCCTGGTTAGGTCAGGTAGTTCGGTAGAGGGTCGGGCGACGCGCGCGCCTCCTCGGTGCTCCAACACCGTGGAGAGCTGTCGTCCGGCCCTCGCTGGCTATTCGGTTGAGGTCTTGCGGTCCTGCTTCTTGAGCGCCTTGTCGACAGCGTTCCAGCTCCGGCCGAGGTCGCGGGCGACTTCGGCGACGGAGCCGAGATCCTTCACGCCGTCGCGAAGGGCTTCAGCGCGTCGTGTGGCGGATTCGGAGGCGAGGATGCGCAGCTGCTCCAACAGCTGTTCTTCCTCGCGGACCCGTTCCCGCCAGGGTTTGGCGTCCATCGAGAGGAGTGTATCCAACCCCGGGGTGGGACGCAAGCGGGTCACGCCGATTCCTTCGGCTGGTAGTGCCGCAGCAGCAGGAGATCCTGCTCGGTCCGGTACTCCGTCCGGCACCACCGGCAGCGCACCGTCTCACCCGGCAGACGGGACAGGACCGCCCCGCACACCGCGCCCTGGTCACCGGTCACCGCGATGCAGTAGCCGATGCGCTGACGGCGCGGCGCAGGGTCCCCCACGATCGACCGGGCCTGGCCCTCCAGCTCCCGGATCTCCCGCGCAAGGTCGCCGGCCGCCGGGTAGTGGGCGGCGATCCAGTCCAGTTCCATGCCGAGCCATCGGCAGTCCGCGGCGAGCCCGGCCGCCGGCGGTTCGGAGTGCTGCGGCCACCTCACCCGCTGGACGTCGGCACGCCACTGGTGCGTGAGCTCGGCCGCCCGGAGCGAGTTCACCGTGTCGATGACGTCCTCGTTCAGCGGGGACCGGGGTCCGGCGCCGCTCCGGGTTGCGGCGATGTCGCCCCACCCGTGCCCGCGCGGGACCAGGCACTCGGCGACCTCGGCGTACAGGACGGGCAGTTCGCCGAGCCGGGCGGCGAGCGCGACGCGGTCTCTCTCGCACAGGTAGCCGGCTTCGATCTCCCGCTCGCACACGCCGCACGACAGCACCAGGGCCTCCATGGTTAGAAGGGGGGTTCGTCGGAGTAGCCGCCGGTCTGCGTGGGGCTCTGCCCCGTCGAGGTCTGCCCGCCCCAGCCGCCGCCCTGCTGCTGGCCGTTGGCGGGCCGGGCCCCGCCCCACGGGTCATCCGTGGGGGTTCCCCCACGGTTGCCGCCGCCTGCCGGGTTCTTGGTGACCTTGGCGGTGGCGCGGGCGAGGGTCGGGCCGACCTCGTCGACGTCGAGTTCGTACACGGTGCGCTTCACGCCCTGGCCGTCCTCGTAGGAGCGCTGCTTGAGGCGCCCTTGGACGATGACGCGTACGCCCTTGGCGAGGGACTCGGCGACGTTCTCGGCGGCCTGGCGCCACACGGAGCAGGTGAGGAACAGGGCGTCGCCGTCGCGCCACTCGCTGGTCTGCTTGTCGTAGACGCGGGGGGTGGAGGCGATGCGGAACTTGGCGACGGCCGCGCCGGACGGGGTGAAGCGGAGTTCGGGGTCGTCGACCAAGTTGCCGACGACGGTGATTACGGTCTCGCCTGCCATGGCGGGCTCCCTTGCTGTGATGCGGCTTGGTGGGTTGAAACGGGCATGGAACGCGATTCGTGGGGCTGAAGGTGACCTCGTCCTCGTCCCGGGGCGCTGCGACGGTTGGGTCTGTGTGACCTCGTCCTCGTCCCACCTAAAGAAGTGGGACGAGGGACGAGGACTCACGACCTCGTCCCGGACGAGGTGGGACGAGGTGGGACGAGGTCGTTTACGTGGGCGGCAAGCGAGGGGAAGGGTCGAAAGCGGACAGATTGGCTCAATCGACCTCGTCCGGAGGGTGGGACGAGGTCGGCGGGCCCCCGCCCGAGGCCGTATTGCCCGCTTCTGTACCCGAGGCGGGGAGGCTGTGGAGGATGGCTCCGCGCGGTCCTGAGGCGGTGTTGACCCGGCCCTCGTCGACAAGGGCCGCGACCGCCTTCCGGATGTCGCCTGCGCGTCCCTGTACGCGGTCCTCGATCCCCTTGCCCGTGAGCGGGTCGCGGGCGCCAGTCAGGGCGTCCAACACCCTGCGCTTGAGGGCGTTGATGCGCTGCTGTTCCTCGCTGGCCTCGCGGTCCTCCTCGTCGCGCTGAACAGGCGCGTAGAGGTGGGCCTCGGCGTACTCCTGGGTCTCGGACTTGACGACGAGGTCGGCGTACCAGTGCATGCCGCTGGAGTGAGACAGGCCGTTCTTACGGATCTGGCCGGGCCGGTCCTTGGCGACGCGGATGGTTGATTTGCCGGTCACGCCGATGCCGAAGGGCCGCCGGTTCTCCAGCATGTACATCACGCCGTTGAGCCCGTTGAGCTTGTGGACGCCGCCGATGCTGTACCGGCCTCGGTTCTCCGAGGACTTGACGACGTGGTCGAGGGTGACGACGGCGGCCCCCGAGTTCTGCAAAGGGCGCAGCAGCATCCGCCCGAACTTGGCGATGTCGGTGTTGTCCTTCAGCTCCAGGCCGAAGAGGCTCATGCCCTCGGTGACGCCGTCGACGATCGCGAGAGTGGGTTCGTGGTCGAGGACGGTCCCCAGGTCGATGAGGTCGATGTCGCTTGGGCTGTTCTCCGGGCGGACGTAGTGGAAGCGCTCCAGGACGTCGGCCGGGTTGGCGCCGAGGCAGAGCAACCGGCCGACGACGCCGCCCGCGTCGTCTTCGAAGTCGAGGTAGAGGACGTGGTTGCCGCCGTTGATTTCCTGGAGGCAGGCGATCAGGGCGAACCAGGTCTTGCCCGCCTCGGACTCGCTGGCGACGCTGTTCATCCGGCCCGGGTAGAAGAGGCCGACCCCGTCGTTCCGCCGGCCGACGGTGGGCTGGGGAGGCTTGTACGAGCCGTCAAGGACCGACCTCAGGTCCTGGGCACCCCACGTTCGCGGCACGGGCTCACGAGCGTCTGCCGTGGCAGACGACGGAGGCGCGTCCGCGTCTCCCCAGTCCATGGGTGGCTCGTCGCCGTCGGGGCCGAAGTAGGCGTCCATGGTCTGGTCGAAGTCGGTCGTCAAGCCACCCACCCCCGGTCACTTGGGCGGGTCGAGGCGCTGTCGAACGAGGCGCGCGCCTCGGAGTCGGTCAGGCCCACTGCGGACGCTGCGGCCAACAGGCCGCCCTCGGCCTCGTTGAGGCTGATGAGGTTCTGCTCGGCGAGCTCGTGTGCGCGGCACGCGGCGAAGAAGAAGGCGTTGTTGCGGTTGCCTTCGTGTGTATCCATGACGTGCTGGACGAGGTCCGCGACGGTCCACATGCGGCCACCGCCCGGACGCTGCTGCTGCCGCTCCTGGCTGGGAAACCGGTGCCGGGGCGTGGCCCGTGGCGGCGGGAGCTGACGGCGCTGCTTGCGTGGCAGCAGGGCGCCGGGCCAGTCGACGGCTGGCGCCAGATACGCCCCGTCGCCCGCCCAGCGGTAGCGGCCCCCGGAGGAGTGCACGGACGGGGCGAGCAGGATGTAGCCGTTGTGCTTGAAGTCGATGCCGGGGCCACCCAGGCCGGGCAGGTCGAAGTCGGGTGAGCGGTACAGGATGTGCAGTCCGTCGCCGCCGGTGATCTGCATGGTGGTGGCGGGCAGGACGCCGACGCGCTTCTCCAGCTTCTGGAGGGACTCACGACCGCCGTTGCGGGGGTCGATGTCGACGACGGCCCACCCGTTGAGCTTGCAGGGCGCTCCGATGTTCGCGTCCGGTTCCTCGCGCCACCACTTGCGGACGAGGTCGACGTCGGTAGTGGCGGCGTGGAAGCCGTGGCATGTGGGGACGCCGCACTGGCATTCTTCGGGGCGGTGCTTGATGTACAGGCTGCTCTGCCGGTCGCAGCGGGGGCAGTTGGCGTATGGCGCTTTGCTCCGGCGGACGCGGAAGACCTTGATGCCCGCTGCCGCGTAGGTCTCGGCGGCGGCCGGGAGCGCGGCGGGGATTCTGAGGCCGTCGGTCACGAACGTGCTCTCTTCTACGAGCTGGATCAGGTGGTTCGTGTGGCGTGGGCGGGCGCCTTGGGGGGAACTCGGCGCCCGCCCGCAGCTCATGCCGTGCGGCGTTTCTCCTTGGCGACCTCGTCGGCGAGCGCGGTGATGCGGGTGCACCAGTTGCGGGCGGCGGTGAGGACGGTGAAGGCGCTGGGCTGCTGCTCCAGGTCGTGTCTGATGGAGGCGAGGACCATCTCGTGCAGCGCCCTCTCTGCGGTGAGCTGCACGTACAACTCGTCGTTCGTGGACGGGCTGAGATCGGTGGGCTTGATCGGCCACTGGCCGGGGCAGTTCCCGGTCATCGGGCACCTCCTGCCAGCTGGGCGACGGCGGCGACGATGCTGGTGTGGTGGCGGTCGCAGGCCGGGTAGTCGAAGCGGATGTCGGGTCCGGCGAAGGTGCTGACGATGTACTTTGCGGTGTCCGGGCATCCGGCGCAGCGGTAGTCGGGCTGGTTGTGGGGGGAGTTGGGGCCGTCGGGGCAGTCGCACCAGGTGCAGGTCTCGCCGTTGGCGGCGGTGACCGCGACGGGCACGAGGCCCGGGTTGGCGGCGGCGTCGCGTGCGGCGGCGAGGGTCTGGTCGGACAGGAATGTGTCCTGCGGGGTCCGGGTCACTGGCCCCCCTCCTTGTGGTCGCGCATGGCGAGGCGGTGGCGGAGCAGGTCCAGTTCGTCGAGGACGTTCGCGAGGGCCGAGGCGCACACTCCGTCGATGACGGTGTCCTCGCTGATCGGGCGGACTCCTTGAAGGGCGTCCTGGAGGATGTACTCGTCGTCGCCTTCGAGGTACGTCTTCACCGACGCGGTGGCCTGGAGCTTGGCCGCGCGCTCTTCCTCGTGCAGTTGCACGATGTACGCGGTGAACAGGTCGGGCAGTGCTTTGGCCTGCTGGATCGGGGTGAGCTGGCGCCAGGCGTGATGTCCGATGGTGGTGCAGTCCACACCGCTGGGGTTCTCGCGGTGGAGGAGCGTGCGGGACTGCTGGATCGCGGCGTACCAGTCGGGGCTGTTGGTGATCGCCGAAGCGATCTCGTTGAACTCGCTCACGCCGTCTCCTTGAGTGCGGGCTGGTGGAACGCGGTGCGGATGACGGCGCGCTGCTCGTCACTCAGGGGCGGCGCTGTGTCGACGATGGCGTCAATGCGCGCCCAGTAGGCGGCGTTGCGGGCGGGGTCGGTGAAGCGGACGGGGCGGTCGGTGGCCGGGCGGCCGGGGATGCCACGAGCACCCCCGGCCAGCACGGCGGGCATCGCCGTCACGAGCGTCGCGCGGAGATCGCACGGATACGGCGGTCCTCCGCCTCCTGGTCGAGACGGGCCACTTCCGGGTCGCCCTCGAAGTCGTCGGCTCCGATCACCTCGGCGTCGTCGACGACGGCCTCCAGCTCGGCGCAGAACCCGCGCATCTCCGTCAGCACCTCCCGCGCCCGCGCCGGGGTCAGTTCCCCCGTCGTCAGCCCGTAGTGCAGCCACAGCTTCGTGTGGCGCCCGTACGCCTGCGGTCGGTCGTTGTGGACGACGACCTGGGCGGACAGGAACGGGACGTCGGCGGGGCCTTCGGCGTCGATGTCACGCATCCGGGTCTCGATCGGCGCGGTCGAATGCCAGCCGGGCTCGCCGTCGGCGCCCGCGTGGTCGAGCTGGCAGAACGGCGGGCAACCGTAGCGGGCCATCCACTCCGTGCCACGCTCGTCGGCCGACAGCGGGGAGCCCCCGCTGTTCGGTCCGCTCGGCTGCGGTGTGGTGTCGGCGGTGATCTGCCGGTGGACCCGTCGCAGCGTGGCCGCGAGTTCTCCGAATCGGGCGGCGGCCTGCAAGACGCCGGCCGCGTCGAGGATGGACAGGTTCCCGCCGGGGTCGCCGAGCTGGACGTTCGGGGCGTCGTCCAGCTCGGGGGCGTACCCGGCCTGGACGGTGAGGTGCAGCGGGTCCCTGCCGATGGTGGGGAAGTCGAAGTGGTACTCGGTGCCGACGTGCTCAATGCCGCCGCCCTCGTGGGTGAGGCAGGCGCCGTTCTTGCAGTAGGGGAAGTGCCCGGTGAGTCTGGCGATCATGCCGTCGGCGATCTGCTGGGCGAGTTCCGGGGTGTACTGGTTGGGGAGCGTCAGCCGCATGGCCTTGTCCACGGAGGCGGGCAACGCGGCGAGGAGCGCCGCCCGTGTGGTCAGGGCGGTGGTGTCCGGCGTTGTCGTTGGCGCCGTGAGCTGTACCTTGTTCATAGAGCTGTCTCGCTTCTTACTTGCTGGTGAGTGCGGATTTGCTCGACTGAGGCGACCCGGCTGGTACCCGGGTCGCTTCGTCGTTTTCTGTGGCCGCTTTCGGCCGGACATCAAGAACAGCCGCCGCGTCTCGTTCGAGGAGGTACGGCCTCAGGAATCCCGCGAGCTCCTGTAGACCGAGCACAGTTGCGAGGCGGTACAGCGAGTCCAGGGACAGTTGCTTCTCGCCGCGCTCAACCTTCGACAGGTGTCCCGGGTCGATCCCTGCGAGAGCAGCGACCGTCCGCAGCCCGAGTCCGCGGGCCGTACGGACGGCGCGCAGCGGAGACGGGCTGCGCATCGGTGTTGAATCAGTGCGCATGGATGGAGAATATGCCTGGCGTTGCCCCTGATGCAAGCGTGACTCAGCATCTATGTGCATAGATCCTTCGGTGGTGTTGACTCGTGGTCTACAGTGATGCCATGCCGAAGCAGAAGAAGCCCCCCACGTCGACCCCTCAGGGGTACGCGTTGACGATCAACCAGGTCGTCTCCTACAACCTCGGTCGGGCCCGCCGCAGCAGGGGGTGGACCCAGGAAGAGACGGCCTCGCGGCTAGAGGCTGCGAGCGGAAAGAAGTGGACGGCGGCAACCTTGAGCGCGTCGGAGCGTGCTATCGCGACCAATCGCCCCCGCGTTTTCGACGCGAATGAGCTGATCGCATTCTCGCGCGTTTTTGAGTATCCGGTCGGCTACTTCCTTCTGCCGGTCGAACCGAAAGCCGGGGAAGGCTCGGAGCATTTCTTCTATCTGCTCAGTCGACTAGGAGAGGAGGGTGGGCATCAGAGTGAGCCTGTGATGGATATGACTGACCTGCTCTACTCGGTATTTCCTCTCAGGTACCCTGCGGCGGTCATCGACACCGTGAACAGGCTGCTTTCTTTTAAGGGGATCGCCTGGAGTCCGGACGCGCGAGTGGAGTGGTCTGGCCTGGATGACGCGGACTATGAAACGTCCAGCTATCTTGATCACAAGTATGGGGATGCTGCCGTGAGCCTCGACGACTGGAAGACAGTCGTCGATTTCGCCTCGCTCGCCAAGAGGATGCCAGCGGCGAAGGTGTTGCGGCTTGTCGCTGATGCTATGGAACAGCCACCGCAAACCGATTCGGAAGAACCTCGGGAACCCTTGCCGTTCTAGTTCGCCGATTTCCTTTTCCATTCGAATGAGATGGCGTCGTAGTCGAAGTACCCGCCGTCGGGCATCCGGCCTTGGCGCGGCTTCAGCAGCGTGACCGTGACCAGGGACCGCAGCACCGTGCGCTGACGGTCCAGAGGCAGTGCCTTCCACGCCTTCCGCACGTCCGGTGCCCCCACCAGGTCGACGAGCGGGTCCACCCGCGCGGCCTGCGCCAGCTGCCGCGTGATCCCCTCCAGCTGGCCGCGTGCGGCATCGGTGCCTTCCGTGAACGCGGTCATCTCGATCTGCCCGGTGCCGAACAGGCCGCCCAGGTCTTTCATGCGCTGCCGCACCTGCTCCGCCTCGGCCTGCAACGCGGAGACGTCAACGCCCTCGGGGGCGGCCTCCAGCAGTTCGTGCGCGTCGTCGCGCGACAGCCGCTCGACGATCGTGTCTTCCACGTACTGGTCGACGGCCTCGGCGCGCCGGCCGCCGCCGTGCCCGGTCGGGCACCGGTACGACGGGTAACTCCGGCCGCCGGACTGGGTGACGGTCATGGTCTGGTCGCAGTCACGGCCGCACTTGTAGAGCACCGAGCCGACCCACTTCGGCTGTGCCCCCGGGGTGGTCACGCGGGACGGGTCCTTCAGGATCGCCACGCAGGCCCTGAACTTCTCCTCAGGTACGAGCTGGTCCCATTTGCCGCGCCCCACTTCCTCGCCCCGGTAGACGGCGATGCTGGCGTTCCGGGGGCGCATCAGGATCGCGCGGGCTTCCTGGTGGCTGAAGTCGTTTCCGAGGGTCGTGGTGAAGCCCTTGTCCTTGAGCCACTTCTTGAACGAGCGGACCGACCCGCCGACGAGGATGAGGTCGGTTCCGTACAGCACCGCCCCGGCTTCGTCGGGACGGGCCTTGCCCATGTCGAGCACCTCGACCTCGGTCTCCTCGCCGGTCTCCGGGTCGGTGACCTTCCGAGTCTCGCCTGTCGGCATGCCCCAGCCGAAGGGGCGGATACCGCCGGTCCACTCCCCGTTGAGTGCCTTCTGGCGGCGAGCCCGCGCCACTCTCTCGCCCTTGTGCTCCGACTCGTAGCGGGCGATGAGGCCGAGCTGTCGGGCGAGCATCCGGCCTGTCGGGCTCGACAGGTCGAGTTCGCCGGCCTGGACGGTGTGGGTGGAGACGCCCCGCTGCTCGGACAGGTTGATGTACTCCTCCAACTCCAGGGGGGAGCGGTGGAGACGGTCGGTGTGCCAGGCGATGACGATGGTCGCCTTGCCGTCGGCGAGGTCGGCGAGCATCTGCCGGTAGCCCTTGCGCAGTTTGCCGGAGAACGCCGACACGTCGTTGTCGACGTAGACCTCGACGACCTCCCAGCCCATCCGGGCGGCGAGTGCTTTGCAGTCCTCGCGCTGGCGGTCGACGCCGAGGCCGGCGCCGGTGCGGTCCTGGCTGATGCGGCAGTAGATGACGGCGCGGATCTTGACGCCTGACGCGACGTCGACGGCGGAGCGGAGATGTGGGCTCATGGCCCGAGTGTGCCGCACCAATGGTGTCTTTGTCTCAGGTTCGGGAAGACGACGCTGCTGAGCGCCCTGCTGGGGCTGGTCGGGCCCAGGGAGCGGATCGTGCTCGCGGAGGACTCGGCCGAGCTGAGGCCCGATCACCCGCACGTCGTACGGCTGGAGAGCCGGCCCGCGAACCAGGAGGGCGCCGGGCTGGTCACGCTGGAGGACCTCGTACGGCAGGCGCTGCGGATGCGGCCGGACCGGCTGGTCGTGGGGGAGGTGCGCGGGCCTGAGGTCCTGGACCTGCTGGCGGCCCTCAACACCGGCCACGAGGGCGGCTGTGGGACGGTCCACGCCAACGCCGCGTCCGGCGTGCCCGCCCGCCTCGAAGCGCTCGGTACCGCCGCCGGGCTCGACCGGGCCGCGCTGCACAGCCAGTTGGCGGCGGCCCTGTCGGTCGTCCTGCACCTCGTACGGGACGGGAGCGGGCGGCGCAGGATCGCCGAGGTGCACGTCCTGGAGCGGGACCCCGCCGGGCTCGTACGGACCGTGCCGGCGCTGCGGTGGGGCGCCGAGGCGTTCGTCCAGGAGACCGGGTGGGCGCGGCTGCGGGAGCTGCTCGGGGGTGAGGGCGCGTGACGTCGGCGTACGAGCTGTCCCTGGGCGCGGCCGTCGCGTGCGCCGGGGTCGTGTTCTGGACCGTCGGGGAGCAGCGGCAAGGGGTCCGGCGGGCTCGGCTGCTGCTCGCCGGGGGCGGGGTCGTCGTGGACGGAGGGTGGGACGCCGGGCGGGAGTGGCGGCGGGTGCGGGAGCGGTGGCGGGTCGAGTGGTGGGCGCCTGTCGTCGGGGTCGCCTTCGGGGTGTTCGGGGCATCTGTGCTGCCGGTGCTCGCCGGGGTCGCCGCGGTGCCGCTCGTACGGAGGCTGCGGCTGGCCGCCGAGGCTCGCCGGGAGCGTGAGAACCGGGTCAACGCGGTGATCGGGCTGTGCTCGGTCCTCGCCGGGGAGGTGCGGGCGGGGCGGCAGCCCGGGGAGGCGCTGTCGCTGGCCGCGCGGGAGTCCGCCGGGCTCGACGAGGC